GATTCACGGAAATGCTCTTGAACATATGTCTTATCCTGGTTTAATATGAAATTAATCTTCGGAAAAACATACTTTACAAGGTCATGCATCTTGCGGGGATATATTAAATCGTCCCCGTAGACACTAATACGACCTGGAGCTTTTCCACTTAAGCGCTGCATACTTGTGAGTATGCAGTAAAACAAAAGAGTTTGCATTGGGAAGGTAAAACCTATACCCATACCGGCGAAGACGGTGCTCAGTACATCGGCACCACCTAGATCGATATGACGTACTCGCCCCAAGTTCATGGCGTTGAGCCACTCTCTTGGATAGACCCTTGCTACTAGCTCGTAAATTATACTGGGTGATGCCGCAGATAAATCCGCTGTCACTCCAAATAAACTCACGCTATACCTTTGTGCTAATTCTCCATGTTTTTCTTGGAGATGACGGATGTCTAGTTTAGCATTTTCGGCTAGGCATTCACTAATATATTCCCCTAAACCGGCAGAGTTAAAGCCGCCAATCAGGGTATTCTTAGTAATACCTCTAAGTATTTTAAAACTCTTCGGCACTGCTGTAAAAACTAACGTGTCGCATACGTCATACACAATGCCATCGTGGATGTAATTACCTATGGTAACCAATCTACTTTGCTCTTGTATAATAACCTCCCGTAGCAATGGATCGCTCGGAAGTACATGGTTAATGAACCACGCGATATGCTCCTTTGAGCCCGTTATCGGACCACTTACTTTGACGTCTAAATACGACTTCGCATAAGGGGTTCCAACGCAACTCTTCCTTCCAAATCGGCACAGCTGTAGATGTCGTTCTAGTTCGTACTTACCAAGGACCTGCTTACAAATCTTGCGGGCCTCTTGGAGAACTCGAAACACAATCTCATTCTGCCACTCGTGAGGGACTGCGCCTCGGTTAATTGAGGCGTGCTCCAGGAGTATAGTTTTCTCCAGAAGTGTAGTTTCATCGTAGCAGTCATTCTTAAACCGAAAACGTTTAAAGAAGTTTTCTAATTGGTACTCTGCCTTAAGCTGAAATACGCTTTTGTCAGTTCTTATGGGCCATGCGAGGTTGCGAAACCTTTCTATGTCCCCACGGCGCAGTAATGCATCGTGTGGTGTGCCAATTTTGAATCCTAATTTACCCGAGAAGTCGTTAGTGAGTTGATGATATACATTACGCATCAACTCGCCCGTATTATATTTTCGTACGGGTCGAAGTCTCTTTTTACGCATCTTCTGTTTTACCATGGTAACACCAGTAGTAAATTGTTTGCCTATAACTAAGCGGTGGCGTTATGCCAAGGTTCCATTAGCCCAAAATTCAGC